TAATGAGTAAATTGAAAGAGAAAGGAGCTATCTAATGGCATACGGACTAAAGAAAATATCAGTAGTAGACCTTAGACCATCAACAGGTGTTGGTGTCAAAATCCCTTTTGATGCCGAGAACGTATTTTCTACCATATACACAACCAAAGACCAGACTAAGTACAACTTGATCAACTTCCTTCTAACCGACCCAAGAGAAAGACCTTTTAATCCTACTTTTGGTGCTGGCCTTAGAGCTAGACTATTTGAACCTATTGATCAAGTTACTTTTGAAGATATAAAAGAATCGATTAGAACTCAAATTGAGGCTAATTTTCCTAATGTTCAGATAGTGACTCTAGATATCATAGGAAACCCAGACTATAATTCTATCAATATAAAATTCAGTTATCGTCTATTAAGATCAAATGAAAATGACTCTGTTACACTGACCATACAAAACTTCTAAAGATGCTGAATCAAGTAGACATAAAATATCTCAATAAAGACTTTACCTCATTTAGATCAGATCTAATAGAGTATGCAAAAGCCTATTACCCTACAGTCTATAATGATTTTACTCAGGCATCACCTGGTAGCATGTTCATTGAAATGGCTTCTTATGTAGGAGATGTTCTCTCATTCTATCTAGACAATCAGATTCAAGAAACCTACTTACAATATTCTAAACAGAAAGGAAATCTTTATACTATGGCCTATATGTTAGGTTATAGACCAAAGGTAACATCTGCGGCCACAGTTATGTTAGATGTTTATCAACAAGTTCCTTCTATTACAGTTGGTGCTAGTACAAGTCCAGATTTTTCTTATGCTATGACTATCGAACAAGGCATGCAAGTTAAGTCTAATGTAGATAGCTCTGTATTATTTTATGTGCCTCAAAAAGTAGACTTTACAACATCATCTTCTTATGATCCAACTATCATAGAAGTTTATACAATTAATGGTTCAAATGTTCCTACATCTTATCTTTTAAAGAAAAGTGTTCAAGCAATATCTGGCCAGGTTAAAACTCAAACTTTTACTTTTGGATCCGCTCAAAGATTTGCAACAGTTAATCTTCAAGATAATAGTATTATAACTATTCTTGATGCCAAAGATTCAAGCGGTAATACTTGGTATGAAGTACCGTATCTTGCTCAAGATTACATATTAAAGCCTGTTGAAAATACAGCAGCTAATTATCCTAGCCTATATCAATATCAGAATCAGGTACCTTATATGATTCAGAAATTAACTGTGCCTAGACGTTATGTTTCTAGATTCAGAATTGATGGATCACTAGACATTGAATTTGGAGCAGGTATTAATTCTGTAGCAGATACTGCAATAATACCAAATCCAAATAGTGTTAGTGTTGGTTTAACTGGAGGCGGTTTAAGTACACTTTCTAGTTCATTTGACCCTACTAATTTTGTAACCACTGAAACTTACGGTCTTGCTCCTAAAAATACCTCTATAACTTTTCAATATCTTGTAGGCGGGGGAGCTTCTTCAAATATATTAACAGGGCAACTAACTGAGTTGGTTTCTTATACAGTATCAGGAAATACAACTTACCAAAATACAATTGTAACAAATAACCCAGAACCTGCCGCAGGAGGCGGTGACGGTGATTCTGTAGAACAGCTTAGATTTAATATCGCTGCTGAGTATCCAACTCAACTTCGCGCTGTTACTCAAGAAGATTATCTTGCGAGAGTAATGTCTATGCCTCCTCAATATGGTCAAGTAGCCAAAGCTTATATAACAAAAGACGATGCTACGTTTAGAAACTATATGAATCAGGATCCAGGCCAAAGAGATCCTCTTTCTATAAGTTTATATGTACTAGGACTAAATGCACAAGATCAATTAGATCAACCATCTCCAGCAATTCTACAAAACATTCAAACATATTTGAAAGACTATAGGATGTTGACTGATGCTGTTAATATTAAACCTGGTTATATTATTAATATTGGGTGTAACTTTGATATAGTTATTAGACCAAATTATACTAGTCAAGATGTTGTAGCAAGATGTATATTAGCACTTCAAGACTTCTTTAACATAGATAATTGGCAAATTAATGAGCCTATTATTTTAGGTGACGTTTATACAATACTGGATCAAGTTGAAGGAGTTCAAACTGTAAAAGACATAAGAATTATAAATAAGACAGGTGAAGCCAATGGATATTCTAAATATGCTTATGATATTACAGCAGGTACTTTGAATGGTGTAATTTATCCATCGCTTGACCCATCTATATTTGAAGTTAAATATTTAAACCAAGACATACAAGGTAGAGTCGTAACATTATAAAAGTAGAAAAATGGCCGTATATAAAATATTTGCTTCCGCTGATGCTTCACTGTATTCTAGTCAACCCGCTAGAAATACAGGTCTTGATGAGATATTAGAAGTTAGTGTTAAGAATAATAGTAAACCTTTAAATTATTTTGTTGATCCAGTACCTTCTGAACCACTTCTTCAAGATGATTTAAGAAGATCTCTTATATTATTTAGTAATACTGATATAGAAAAAATAAAAACATTTCAAACAGGTTCATGGAAAACTAATCTAAGACTTTATTTAGCTAACGCAGAAAATTTAAATACTAGCTATAGTTTAGAAATTAGAGAAGTTTCTGATCCTTGGACAATGGGAACTGGTAAATTAGCTGATAATCCACAAACAAGAAACGGTGTTTGTTGGTACAGTACAGGATCTTTTACAACTGCAGCTAATAACTGGACTAGTCCTCAATATTATTTAACTCCTGGAGGGGGTTCTTGGACATTAAATTTTGCTACGCAATCATTTGGATATAAAGATAGTAAAGACATTAATGTTGACATCACTAATATATCTACTTCTTGGTTTTTAGGAACGGGTAATTATGGAGTTATTGTTAAACATCCGCAATCTATAGAAAACAATTCAGGTAGTTATATTGCTTTAAGCTTTTTTTCTGTAGATACCCATACTATATATCCTCCTACAATTGAAATGAAGTGGGATGATAGTGCATTTTCTCCAGGTAGTTTAAGTGTCATAAACAATTCTAATACAGTTATTACGCTAGCCAATAATACTGATACCTACAAATATGGCACTGAAAAATATAAATTTAGAATTAATGCCAGAGACAAATATCCGACAAGAACATTTACAACATCTTCTTTTTATACAACAAATAAGGCACTTCCTCAGACATCATATTGGGCTTTACAAGATGTAAAGACAGAGGATATGGTAGTAGATTTTGACACTTCGTATACAAAGATTAGTTGTGATGCAACAAGTAGTTATTTTAACATGTATATGAACGGTCTAGAACCAGAAAGATATTATAAAGTACTTATCAAAACAACTTTATCAGACGGAGAAACTTTTGAAGTAGACAATAATCTTATTTTTAAAGTAGTTAGATAATGGCAAATATAGATTTAGTTAAAGAAATATACGGTATAAACACATACACCAAAGCTGTTGATACAAATTTTGAGGAATTACTCACCCCGGATGTTGTAGATACAGCTCCTGAAATTACTGTAGATGAGTTCTTTCAATATTATCAAGATCTATTTTTTGATATCCCAGTATCTGGCTCTATTAATTCTCACACATACCTTGTTGAACAAAGTCAACAGTATATTGGAGGATCAGTTATAGATGCAGAAAAACAAGCACTCATTGAAGAGATTAACTCACTTCGTCAACAATTATTAGATTTGAATCAATCATTTACAGATATCAATAGCTTAATGTAATGGAATTAGTAAATATAACATATTCTGGTGAAGGTAAACAACCTGTAGAATTAACTCCATTAGATCAGCAGTTAGTTACATCTAACTTTATAAATGCTAGTTTTGGTGCAGATGGTGATTATATAGAGTTGTTTATATATGACCAACAAAATACATTAATAGATTCTGATTACGATGCTTTTGATTACTATCCTTTTTTATTAAATAATCCTCAGAACAATACATACTCTGCATTAACATTAGACCCAGAAAAAGATTTACGTAATAGAGGATATAATAGGGGAAATCTTACTGTTCAATATAACTTTTATAAGAAGCTATTCAATTCTCAATTTGGTACTCAATATTGGATAAAAGAAATATCTCAAACAAGAAAAGAATTAAAATTAGCTTCTCAAGTATTATCAGATGCAGTAATAAGAGAGGGGTTTGCTCAATATCAAGCTTACATTGCAACTAAAAACTACTATCCAATATTCTATTTGAATTTTGGAAATAACATAGTACTTACTGCTAATAATGTTGCATTAACTGAAGATGAAGAAGGAACATATCTTTTAATAAGACTTTATGAACCTCTTCCTACAGAATTTGATATAAAATCTCAACTATGGATAGTAGATAAGGTAGCTGAGTCAGTTAGTTTTAACGTAGATATTCAAGTAGAAGTAGATCCACAACAAGACATAAACGGTCTTCGTGGACCTAACTATAATGTTAATGTTAATACTAAGAATGGCCAAACTACACCTTATTATAACTATAATAACTTAATAGCGAGTCCTGTTACATCATCATTTCAAAAACTATTAAGCTATTACCAAGATAAGTCTATTGATATTAATGTAAATTATAGTGACTTTTCAAATTTTATTCACTTCTCTAATGCTGAGGAAAGAGTTAGAAATTTTGTATATAAATTACAACTAATAGAATCTAGTAGTGCGGATTTAGCAACACAGAGAGCTATAGTAGGAGGGGCTGGTAGTTCTGGAATAGTGTCTTCTAGCATTAGTTCTTTGCAATTATACATAGATAATATCATAAAGAATTTTGATCCTTATGAATATTTCTTATATTTTAACTCTGCTAGTTGGGCTTGGCCAAAAAGTACAAATACTCAGCCGTATGTTTTGTATTCCGTATCTTCATCTCAAGCAGCTAACTTTTTAGGAAGTACAACTACTGTTCCTACTGCTACAACACAGTCATTGTTATTTAGTGCTTCTTACTACGACACAACTAATAAAGATACTCTTCGTAATGTTATTCCTCAATACTTACTAGACGATTCAAGTAATCAACCTTATATCACTTTTGTTGACATGATTGGTCAACACTTTGATAATATTTGGATCTACTATAAAGATGTATCTAACAGATATAATGCAACAAATAATCCTGATACCGGTATATCATTAGACCTCGTTTCAGACGCATTACGCGGCTTTGGTATGCAGTTATATACAAATACTAACGTATCAGACAACCTATATTACACATTATTTGGTATCAATGAAGATGGATCACTTCTACCTCCTACTGGGTCTGAAATGATCACTAGATACGTTACTTCAAGTTTAACGACACTTCCTGCTGCCACTATACAAGATGAGTTATATAAAAGACTCTATCACAACTTACCGTACCTACTAAAGACGAAAGGCACAGAAAGAGGTGTTAAAGCTCTAATAGCTACGTATGGTATACCAGAAAGCATATTAACTGTTCGTGAGTTTGGAGGAAACCCTATCAATTCAGTTGATGGTGTTTTAGATATCAATACAAATAACTATAAAATAGGTATAGCAACAGGATCAACTGGTATAGTTACTGGTAGTTTAGAATTATCTTCATCTCTACTGTCTCCATATACTACTTTACAATATTACACTAATAACGATAGACTAAATAGCACAAATATAGAAGTTGGGTTCTCTCCAGCAGATGTAATCAATACAAATATTACAGCCTCGCAAGGTTATTTTGATATTAATCAACTAATAGGAGCTCCTGGATATCAATACTCTTCATCATATCAACCACTAGTTAGCGCTAGTAATGCATATTTTGCAACGTATACTCAGCCTAATAGTGTTTGGGAATATGTAAGATTATTGAAGTTCTATAATAACTCTCTATTTAAAGTGATTAAAGATTTTGTACCTGCTAGAGCAAACGTATCTACTGGTATTATAGTTAAGTCTCACTTGTATGAGAGAAATAAGTACGCTCGTCATGAGCCTAGTATGAGTTTCAATGACTATTCTCAGTCTATTGATATGTTAACTATTACAGGTAGTGATGGTGGTGCAATATCAGGTTCTACTAATTGGTCAGGGTTTGTAATAACTCCTTTAGGTGAGGCTTCTTATTCTAGTTCACAAGACATAGAATTATATAATGGTGAATTTAGTGGATCAAAAATAGTTGCAACAAATGGTCAAGCTTTTGATCAAGACGAAGCGTCTAATTTGCCAGGCACAGGCTCAGGATTTATACAAGTTAATTTAGGTGCTTTATATCAAAATGTAACATCATCTGTAAGATCAGTTGATTTATTTGATCTGGATTATAATTCTGATCAATTACTTCCTGTAAACTATGGTATAGTTACAGCATCTATTAATAACGCACAGATAAATAATTACGCTACATACACTAATCCTAACAATCCATACGCTCAAGTACAAGATTATAACTACAACTTAGAAAGATCTGTTATACCAAGGTATCGTGGATCAAAAACAATAAGTGAAGAATATAATACAGAAAGCCCAGCAAATATTTCATATGGTGATACAGCTGCTATTGATAAAATAAAATATCAGTACGCATATCTAGTAGACATTTATTCAGCATCTTTATTTTTACCTAATAGATCAAATGCTCAGATTAAATATGTTATAGATAACGATCAAAATGTACTCGATCTAACTAAAGCAAATAAAAATCTGTTTACAGTTCAGAATATATTTAAGTCTCAAGAAACTACTAATATATCCTTGTTCGATTACGATGAATCTAACCCGTATACTCAGCAATTAGCAAACAATCCAGACCTAGAGATATATGAAGGGGGTTGGAGATACCTTCCTATATTACACAATTTAAGCGGATCAGCAACATATCAAAAATTTACTTTAACTAAACCGATTGAAACAATAATTACACAAGGTTCAGGTTTAACACCTAGTTCAGGTTATTTGGATCCTAATAATTGGCAATTGTCTTGGTGGGTTACAGAAAATGAAACAGAGGCAAGTCCTACACCAGGACAGAGATGTGGTGGAACTAGTGATTTCCAATTCTATATATCCGCTTCTTATACCGGTCCTATTGGAACACACCCTAAAATATTTCTTAATTTAACTGCACAATTAGATGTTACCGCTGGTAACTGTACCGCTAATGAAAATGTAACTGTTGTAGTATTATCCTCTCAAGAAAGTGGAGTTACTGGTTATGGGTTAACTCTTTCTGAATGGTCTAATACAGGAAATGGTTCTGGAGGTAGTGGCTATCTAGGCACTCACTGGCCTGACACTCAAGGTTGTGGAGGATATTATCCTAACTGTACTATAACAATTGATAGTATTACAGCCGCTGGTATAACAGGAAGTGCTGGTGCTTCAACAACATTTACATACTACCAAACAGAAGTCACAAGTTCTCAGCCATGTTTGTATTATCTTTCTCAATCTAATGAGATTATATTTAATACTACAATGTCTTACTACTATAATAGTGCAGTAGGACCTATAACATTTAATTCTACATCTGATCCATATTGGACGGGGTCATCGCTTCCTCCAGTTATACTTCCTTTTACTTTACAAACAGGAGATAGAATTTCTTTATACAATAGTTCATCTTTAGGTTGGGATGAGAGATTTGAGTATGTAATTAAAAATGTAAGACAATCAGGAAGCCTTAACAACATTACAGGTTCAGTATTACTTGTAGAACTTGATCAACCAGTTAACTTGGCATTGTTCACATCAGGTTCATCAGTTCCTACAGAATCTATAACAGGAGCTCAATTCAAAGCCTGCAGGTATATAGTTTGGAAACACGTGCCAGATGAAACCAATGTGATGCTGAGATATAACCCTAAAGACTCTACTCTAGTTGAAAACGGTCTACTGTTCCCTCAATACATAGATCCACCAGTTAGAGATAATGCCGGTAATGTCGTGAAAGCCTTGAAACAGCAGAACTTGATACAATAAAAAACCAAATTGAATATATTTATTTAAAAGCCACTTTCGTATGTCATATTTAAGTAGTACCTCTGTAGTAGTAGATGCCATCCTTACCAAAAAGGGTCGTGAACTTTTGGCCCGTAATGACGGTAGTTTCCAGATCACTCAGTTCAGCTTAGCTGATGATGAGATTGACTACACTTTGTACAATCCAAACCACCCTTCTGGATCTGCTTTCTACGGTGAAGCTATTGAAGCTATGCCAATTCTACAGGCTTATCCTAACGATACAGAGATCATGAGATATAAGTTGATCACTCTTCCAAGAGGAACAGCTAAGATCCCAGTTCTAGATCTAGGATATACTTCAATCACTCTAAAGCAAGGAGCTTCTTTAGCAATCACTCCTCAGACACTCAACTACCTTGGAGCTACTTCAACATTTGAACAGTCTGGCTATACTGCTACTATCGGTGATGTTAGAACTATGGCATCTTTCAATGGTGTAGGTATCAATACTCCAGAAGCAACTAGCTTAAACAGCACAACAACTATAGGAACTAATGTAAGTAAGACAGTTATCGGAACAACTATCAACCTAACTGCGACTACTGTTAACACGCTATTCGGTTCTAACTCAGCCTTGTATACAACATTAGTAGTAACAGGTCGTGACTCTGGTGCTAGAATCTCTATTCCTGTAACAATCACAAAAGTAAACTAATTAATATATGTCATTTACTAGATTAGATCCAACAGATTTTGTAGTATCTTCAGATTCGGTTACAGCGCCTGCATGGAGTAATAATGTTACTACATTAACATCATTTTATACTGCCTCTGCTTCAAGTACAGGTAGTTATTATATTGATGTATATAACGCTCCTATAACTGCAACGACATCTTCTGTACAATTCTCTATAGCATATGGACGTTCAAATGGCTCAGGCTCTGCTCCTTTAAATACATTAGTTCCTCAAAATACTCCAACTAGAATTAACTTTGGTCAGTATAGAAATTTGATTTATGGAGATGCTGAATCAAATGTAAACTTTGGTCCAGGTAATACTGCATCGATTGATTTGATCGCTCTTCCAATAGATAGAAATAGATATAAAGAAAGTTTATTTCCAGGAACATGGAATCTATATCTATCAGGATCACAAGGTCTTGTTAAATTAACAGATAACTCTAATGATGTAACTACAGTTACTTATGTAGATGGTGGTCGAGTTTATTATATCGTATCAGGATCTAATGGAACAGCTGCTAGTACTCCATTAATTACTGGCGCTTCTCAAAGAGGATTTACTCCTTCAGGAAGTTACGGTTTATTCTTACCAGATATTGGACTATTTGTATTGAATCCTCTTGCTTTAATGTTAACAGGTTCAGGAGGAGGTATTGGTTTAGTAATTGCTTCTGGTAGTACTAATGGAGATGCCTCTACTAACACAACTAATATAGTAAGCTCTATTATTCAAGGTGCTAACTTTCAACTAAACTCTCAAGAGACAATCTCTTCTGATTATGTATTTGTAAGAGTTAAGAACCAAGATTATAACTATACAACTAACCCATCATTTATCACAGGTTCAGGAACATTGATCTACTCAAACTTTATCAATAGTCCTCAAACATTCCCAACAACAGTTGGTTTGTATAATGATAATAACGAGTTGTTAGCCGTAGCTAAAATGTCTAAACCTCTTACAAAAGACTTCACTAAAGAAGCTCTGATAAGAGTTAAATTAGATTGGTAATATATAAAAAATGAGTAGGGCCACAAATACACTGAAGACTTCAGATGTAACCTCTGTACCTATACAAGTAAAATACTTTGCTAGTTATAATACAGTGAGCCCATCTCCTTTATGGTCTAATGTAGGTATTACTTACAAGAGAGGACTTAACTATACAGGTTCATACTTCTATGAAATACCTGCTGCGTCTACATCATCTTATTTGAATTATAAGTCTGTAGAACAACTATATTATTCTAACTACGTATCAGGATCAGTTCCACCTTCTGCATCTTATGGAGACAATTGGCTTCAATCAACCGCTGCATCAGGAACATTCGATGATGATTTTAGATATTTTCCAACAGAATCAAATGCAGGAGTTTGGATTGTAAGTATACCAAGATCTGTGTATGGTCAGCAAATAGCTAGAAACAGTTTTTACATGTCTGGCTCTACTGTTGATGGTATGCAAGTTTGGGAATGGAATATTATAGATGATGGTAATGGTAATTTGATTGAAGTAAACACAGGAACAGTTGTTAATGAAAGAGTAGGAAACATATTCTATGCTCAAGGAATGGCTGTGATAACATCACAAGCTCCAGAATTTGGTGCATTAATGTTCGAGAGCTCTTATAATACACAATTAGATTTAACAGCTGAACTAACTATGTATCAAAATGAAGTTAGGTGCTTAGTTAATGAAAACGATTTTAATTACACATTGAACCCTAGTGCTATACAATCAGGCACATCAGGATCATATATAAACGCAATAACGGGATCAGACTTTGATCCTTACGCAACAACAGTAGGTTTATACAACGACGTAAACGAACTACTAGTTGTAGGAAAACTATCTAGACCGTATAGAATGCCACCTAATACCGACATGACGTTTATAGTAAGGTGGGACTCTTAAAATAAAAACAAATGAGTTATAAAAAGTGGTTATACGAAAATAAAGAGTTAAAGACTCTAGAGGACTTCCCATCAGACACTTTTGGGTTTGTATACAAGATCACTAATATATGTGATGGCCGTTTCTATATTGGTAGAAAGGTTTTATACAATAATGTGAGCAAGATATTGACCAAGAAGGAGATCGCGGAATGGGACAAACCTGGGCGCGTCCCAAAGAAGCGTAAGATACAAAAAGAATCCGACTGGGAAACTTATTGGGGAAGTAGCAAATTAATCAAACAAGACTTAAAAGATCTAGGTGAAGACTGTTTTACTAGAGAGATATTAACACTCTGTAAAAGTAAGAAGCAGTTAAGTTACTATGAAGTATATTGGCAGATGCACTATAAAGTACTTCAGATAGATTCATACAATGATAATATACAAGGAAGATTCTACAGAAAGGATCTAGAATAAAAAAACCCCAACGATTAAGTTGAGGTTAATTTATGCATGGGATTTACAAGGGTTATTTTTTAGGTAGTACTCCTAGTTTAGCCGAAGCTGTTGCTAATACGCCTTCTAGTTTATCTAAATGCCTAGCGGCTACATTAAGTACATGCATCCAATCTTGATTATCTGATTCACTTGCTGCGGCGTAGATTTGTGACATTTCATCACGAAGTGCTTCAAACTTATCACCTAGGTTATTCCAAACGTCGATCTCTTGTTCTTGCATTTCAACACCAGATGAAGATACAGTTACTTCTTCTTCAAAAGGTTCACCTGCTTCTTGATCTGCACCATAAGCAGCGTTGTCTGCGGCTGTAACATTATCACCATCTTCTCTAAGAAGAGGATTGTTAGCAGTATATTTTTTAAAATTAAATGACATTGTCTTCAATATAATTTGCAATATCTCTTAAGAATTGAACAGCATCTTCTTTTTCATAGCCATCATCAATCATTTCATTGGCTATATTAACTATTTTTTGTCCGAACAAATCCATAGCACGATCAAACTTCTCTTGCTCTGCTCCTACTTCTTCTTTAATTTGTGGAGTGTTTCTTATAGATAACTTAATAAAATCGTCTGCACTATCCCATCTGTTGAGAAAATCTCTAAGATACTTTTCTTGCTCAGGAGTCTTTTCAATAGAATCATCATAAAGAATTTCATCTGCACTAAAATGTGGAAGATTATTCTCATCAACCCACTCTTGAAATTCTTTTGACAATTCATCAATTACAGAATTATTTACAATATCAATAGTCGAGTTTTGAAGTCTACTATTAATGATATCAACAATATCTTCAATAGGAGCTTCTCTAAATGCCTTAGCTTCCTCTTCTGATCTTACAACATCTTCAGTGTCAGAAATATTATCGAGGATCCATTCTAAAGCATCTTCACTAGACTCAGGATCACTCATATCAAATCTCATAGTAGCATCTTCACTCAAATTACCTTCTTCAACTGGTTCTGCTTGTTCAAAATCACTTCCCATACCATCAAGGTGTGGATCAGGTCCTTTATAAGGAATTTCGGTGTCTAATTGCTCTTCTGATTCTTCTTTTAGAGGATTCAAATCAGTATAAGGTTGGAACATGCTAAATGGACCTTGATAGTTTTCTTTGAGGTATTTAGCAATATTAAAGTCTTTCATGTAAGTAAATTTATACACTAATAAATATCGATCTTACTTAAATAAACCTTTTAGGCTTTTCCATAGTAGCATTATAGGAGCCACAACAACAATAGACAGAAAACTGCTAAATAAGAATATGACTGCCAAACATGCTAATATGGCAAACATATAAGCGGCTACTTGCATTCCTAGACTAGGATTGAATGGAACCATGGCCAGA